GCTTGCCAGCAGAGACTGTATCAATTGTTGTGTAATTATAAGTTGCGGAAGAAACCTGTGTTGAAAGGTCATTGATCGTGTCTGCCAACTGATAGATGTATGTAACATCTAATGGTTGCCCTCGTTCTGGTAGTGGTACTTTTGCCATGTTATCTCCTTATTTCAATTATACTACAGATACTATGCTTGATTCAAATATTGTTAATGCTGCATTCCTTGTTTTATTAATACCCTCAACCTGAATTGCCACCCTAGCACTAGTAGTTCCTGTTTTTAAAAATGTATATGTGTGTGTTGGGGATGTTCCGTGGTATTCATATGCTCCTCCATCAAATTTAACAAAAATATCATAAGATGGTCTATCTAGTTCGTCTCCCCAAACAGCAATCAAAATACCTCCAGTATATATTAGTTGTCCACTAACTTGCTGTGTATCTTGCGCTGGAACAATAAAGATTGGAGACCAATGTGATGTTCTGTTTTTATCATCAGACACAACTCTATACCTTATTGAATGTTCATTATCATCACCAACTGGAGGTAATTGATTTTTTGGAATTCTAACTTTTTTAATACCTGGATCAGCCATTATGACGTCATATCTACTGATAGGCCTATAGCAAATCTAAACTCAATGTAATTACTTGTGTTTGATGGTTTTATTACAGTTGTTGCATCTGTATTTTTGATTACTGAATATCCTGTTAGTCCGTAAAGTGGATTAACTGTTGCAACATTTTCTAGTCTTAGTGCATCTAAAGCAACATAATAATTTGGTGATGGGACTCCAATTGGACCACTCTCTTCTGCAAATACACATGCATAAATTTTAACAACTGTAACAGCATTCCAGGTAAAGTTAGCAGACGTGTATAGATCTTGAAGTTGCTTTGTTACTACAAAATATCTTTCTGTAGAAAAATCATATGCGCCACCACTACTATCATCTACAACTTCTGCCTCAAACCTTGCAAACTCTGAGCCAGCCTCTTCTGTTGCGGCAAACTCAACTAAGATTCTAACAGATTCTGGACTGCTTACAGAGTCTCCATCTTTATTGATTAAAGAAAATGCTAACCTTAATTCATCTATTGGAGAGTTTCTTGTAAAGTCAATAGTTCCACCAGTTAAGTGTATATGATTTGATCCTGGCTCAACTACAAAATGATCTTGTGCTGCTCCACTTTCTTCACTAATTGAAAGATCAGAGTCATCACCCTGAATCATAATAATATTATTTAAAAACCTACATCTTTCATATCTGTCTGCACGAGATTGTTTGTAAAAAATTGTATTATCTGCATTTGTTTGAAATACTGAATCTGCAACTGCAATAACATTATCATCTTCTGGATCATCTAGTGGAGATGTATATGTTGCAATTTCTGAAACAGATGCTGCTGAATGGTATTGCCAGTTTTCACCTTGTGTAAAAGAAAAGACTGTCTTGCTATCAAATGAACCAGCAGATGGATTAGATCCAGCAGAGTATATTCCAACCTCTGTTATTTCATATCTTTCTTCTGTTGGTAGTTCTGCTGTTAATACTATCTTTGATATTCCGCCTTCATTTACAAAACCTCTAGAAGATATTGGAACTCTAAACATTTCAAGATCAAGATTTTCTTTTGCTGTGTAATCTCCAAAAGGATCTGCGGTAGCAAGAGGTTTGGCTCCGCACCCAACAGCAATAAATGAAGCATATGCTGGTGCTTGACCTAATAGGTATTTACCTATAATATTTTTACCTGTGTTTGTTATCATTATAATGCCGCCTGATATATTGTACCATCTAGGGTGATCTCTACGTCTACTTGTTCGCTACTTGGCATATTTACCAACTCAATTATAAGATCGCCTGTAGCCTCTTCAAGATATACATATTCCCCATTTGGCCCACTGCCTGTTGTTGGAATTCTTTCATCAAGTTTTATAGAAAAGTTGGCAAAATATTTATCCGATGTCTGCTGAAGGCTTAAAATATTATTTGGATTATACTGTTGTTGTAAAGAAGACAGATTTTTAATTGGCTGGTATGAAATAGTTTGACCATTGACAATATCATTTCTGGCAATATTAATTAACTCTTGTCCACCAATGTCTTCAAATATTAAATCAGACATAATGTCTATTGGCATAGTTTCGTCATCAAATAATACGGTATCAATTGATGCTGTTTTTACTGGTGGTGTTTGTGGGTTTTGAGGTGTTTGTAAAGTTATAGGTTGCTGTGGAGTTGGCGGGGTAGGAGTAATAACTATAGGTTCTGTGGGTATTTCATTAATTAAAGACGTTCCTAAATTATTGTTAGATGGCTTATAGTCAATTGCTGCATTTAATGTACTTGCTAATTTGTTTGTTAATTTATTTAATGTTGACATAGATGTTTTTGGATTTGCCAATGCTTTATCAAGTGCATTTTGTGCAGACCTAAATTTATCAATTGGGCTTGATTCTTTTGCACTTGCTGCTGCAACAGATCTTGTCATTCCACCGTCATCGTATGCACCCATACTACACCTCGCTCAAATAAATAGTCATTGATGGACCTGTAAGTTTTCTGCCATACTCTATATTATACACAACAAACCTTGAGTCATCTGGTGTAACCAAATCTAAGCCATCTGAATTCTTATAGTTTACAGTTACAATATCACCTAATTGCAATGTTGGAATAGAAAATGCATTAATTCCTATGTCTTTTCTTGGAACCATAGTCTTATTAACAATCCAACCCATTAAGGATTCAGCGTCATCCTGTGTTTGTATGTATGGAGTCTCAATGCTAAATTCATTCTTTCCATATGTAAGCCTACTTAGTCTAATTTCATCGTACCTTGCTTTTTCAACAAGGGGTGATAGGGTAAGCGTACTACCTAGTAACTCTGGATCTGATAAGTTACCACGTTTTTTAAAGTAATCGTCTACTGTTAGTTCATGTGTTGTGTCCTGTGTAAATGTAATTCCTTGAATTCGTAAATAATTTCCAGTAGTTTCATCTAGGTTTATTGCGCTATCCGTTGAGTTAAATATTAAAAACTCTGCTCCATATGAATCAGCATAGAATCCAGATGTTGTGTATCCTTTTATTCTATTAAATGTTGGTGAAAGTTGTGCATATAGCGCTGGGTAGGCACGATCATATTTAATATTAAAATAAGCACACTCACGCATAATAGTTCCAAACTCTTCAAAATACATATTATATTTTGGTGGTTGTTGAGAGCCAACCCCTGAAAGATATGTTGATTGTATAATTCCACTCATTGCATATTTTCTAAATGAATCACTAGCATTAATTTGTTTTTCTCCAAAAGCAGATGCTAAAGTTTCTCCAACAGTAAAGACGGTATTTTGAGAATAGTTTTCAGAAAGTGCATATACATTTTCAAACATACATCTTGATGATCCACGAACAAACAAAGCCATATTATTATAAACTGGTAAAGGATCTTTGTCATCAACTATTTGAATTAACTTGTTATTAATGTATAAATAAAATCTTCTAATTTTTCCAATATCTTGATACTCTACTGAAAGATCATAAACTGTTGGATTTTCTTCTCCAGCCATCCTATACTGCCCAGTAAATCTTCCATCGTCAACAATAATTTTTGAAAGGCCTCCCCAAAGTTTTATCGGTATGGCATTTGTATTTGATGAATCTTTTTTAATTTTATAAAAAACAATATTGTTAATTGATATTTGTGATTGACCCTGATTATTTGTTTTAAGATAAGATTCAATATTGTCTTCTGTTAAAGCAACAATTTCAAAATAGTATCCATTGTTGGTTTCTGGATTAAGAAGAACTGCTAGTCCTCCAGAACCACCACCGATACTTATATTTTGATTTGGCTCAGTGCCGCTAACCTGGAAATATGGCGTACTTCCTATTGGTGTTTGAGTTCGTGTTTCGTTGTTTTCAATTTTACCAACAATACGCATTCTTGTTCCAAAGTGTTTATATGTTGTTGGTGTTGGACAGGAAATTGGATAATCAAGTTCAGAAGTTATTGATAAATTTTTATAAACATAAGAAACTAGGTTAATTGGCGTTTGAGTTGGACCAAAAGACGGTCCATTCATTACTAAAGCAGATGACTGTATTGTTCCAGACTGTGTTGACTTTAAATTATTTACTTGTGTTTCAGTTAAATAGTTTGTAGCCATAAAGTTTTTTATAACACCACTTCTGGTTGTTTGAGTTGCTAAAGAATCATTTACTCCCGCAGCACCAATTGTCGTACTTGGCAGAGTAACCTCAGAATCTAAAGTTGTAGTAAATAAATACTGTGCTTGCATATCGCATCCACGAACAAATCTATTATTTGACCAATAAGAACTAATGCCAGCAGAGTGCGAAGTGATTGGTGTTCCAAATTGACCACGGCCATGCTCTAAAACATTTCCATTTTGTAGTCTGGCTATTCCATCAATAGTTTCATAAAATGGAACAGAGTAAATTCTTATTAATCCTGTTGGATATATTTTTCCATTAAACGGCAATGATTGAAAATAGTTTTGATACTCTTGGTTGCTGCTAATCCAGACATTTCCAACACCAGTTATATTAAACTCTGCTGCATCATATTTTATAATTTCACCATTTGAATAAAAATATCCTTGATACCTTGTTAGCCAGTAAGCATTTTCTCCAAGATCAATAATGTTATTTGTAACAACATGGTTTACAACTGATGGTGCAGAACCATTTAGGTCTGAATTAATTGGCATTGCACCAAGAACATACTTCCCTTGTTTAGATGCAACTTCATTTATTGTTTTTGTTGATTCAGTGCCAGAAACTTCCCACAACAAAGATGGCTTATATATCCATGTTTTATCTCTATCAATCATGCTTGATTGACGAATGTTTCCATAAGATCTTTGAATGTATCTTGTTGTATAGTTTATTTTTCCATCATTATATATTTTTTTATCTTGGGATGCTATTGAAATAATATTTGGAAGATTTCCAGATGTTGCATTTTCTATTACACCTGAATCTGTTTGGTTTGTTGATCCACTCAGAACAAAATCTGTTTCTCTATTTTCTTCTGTTGGCATTAAATAGTCTTTGCTCATTACAACAAAATTATTGTATTCATCAAAGAACATTGCAGTTTGTGTTGAAACTGCAAGTTGATTTAATACCTCTGCTACATTTTGATCTGGTGCAATAAAAAAGTATGGAATAATTGGATCTTTGTCTCCAGTTATTCTTAAAAATGTATAATTACTAAAACCAATATAGTCAAGCAAAAGTGTAATTGCATAACTTAGTGATGCCTCTGTAACCAACATTCTTGGGGCAGGCATTGATTCTAAAAAGAAATAAAAATCTCTCAACTCTAAACTTATTGTTCCGCCAGTGGTGTCTTC